AGTGTTCCGGCTGCAGGGGAAGATAACTTCACTGGAACAGATCAAGGGGCTGAAGGCTGATTACGAAGCCGCAGTAAACGCAAGAGATGCTGAATAGCGCAGTACAGGATTTTGTGGCAGGGCAGCTTGCTGAAAAAGCAGGGGGCGTTACTAACAAACCTAAAGTAGATCGACCTACAACGCCGTCTCCTTTTGATGATACGCGCATGGACATCAGTGATCGATTTCGTCCTGTTGAAGATTTTACTAGTGCAGATGCGTTTTATAGGGGGGCTGCTACCGGCGGAAGTGACTCTCCCAGTTTTTATAGCGGCCCAGTAAACGTAACAGGCATGACTCAATCTGTTGCTGATCAATTTGTCGGTGCTGGTCGCCCTCTTAGTGGGGCAATGTCAATGGTTGGTTTAAGCACTTTCATGGGTGTAGGCGCAGCCATGTCCCAGAAAAACCTTGAGAATATTGAGGCCAAGATTGCAGCCGGTGAAGAAGGCTACGGTCTAGGTATGTTCAACGGACGGATCGTAGGTGTTTCTCCCAGTCCCTTTGGCGGCTTTGTGTTTAGCGGTGTTCTACCAGAGGGCCTTACTCACCAGCAGCGTATTGAACTAAGAGATGCGATTATGGCTACACGCACTCCCGCAACTAGCGATGCAGGATTCGAGGCAACTATGCCAACTCCGGAACCGAGCGACGAAGAACGCGCGGCATCTGCTGGATCAAACATCGTGTACGACAGTCAAGGCAATCCCGTAACAGTAGGAAGCGGTCGTGACGAGGGTAACTACGTCACTACTAAATCCGGACAGTATGTAAGTCAGACCGAACTGCAGAAACAGAACGCGGCTAGACAAGCTGCCGAAGCTGCGAAAGCCGCTACTGCACGTGTTGAAGCTGAACGGTTTGCTCGTGAACAGCAACGTCTCGCTAATCAGCAAGAAAGTGACAATGATAACTCTTCTTCGTCAGGGGGATCAGGACGCACAGAATCCGCAGGTGCTGACTGGAGTGCGCCATCAGGAGGCAGCAGCAATCCTGCAGATCGGGGCTATTCCATGAGAGCCGAAGGCGGTCGCGTAGGCATGGCTGACGGTGGCACTGCTGACCCCGTGCAGGGCAACGGCTTTGTGGATGGCTCTCCTGACAACTACACTAAGGCACAAACTATAGCTGATGATGAGTATCGACAGGTTCGCGAAGGCTCGTTTGTACTCAACGCA